TGGAAATCAAGTGGTTTGAGTTATATTGACGGATCGGAGCTTAGAGTCCCGGTTACCTCAAAGGTAATGTTTATTTAATTAAACTTTTACTAACTCTTTGAATAATGAGATCAGGATGTCAAACGCTCAAGGAACTATAACGCATTATCTCTGTGAGGGGGACAAGCATGAAACAAACAAGACAGACGGTATGTTTTTTGACACAGGAACATTGTTAAATCAAATTGCTATTTTACAGGCAAAAAGAGAGGCCGATGCCTCGGGACTCACCACGGCAAAATGTACCAAGTGGACAGCGATATTTGCTTTTGGGATGTTGATTTGTTTTATTATAAATATGTGTATACAGTGATGTTGTTATACAAATGAAAGAAAGATTAAAATATGCCGCAAAGAATAAGAGAAGATCATAAGGATTTTCATGATGTATACTCTGGTAGGAAGCATAAAGAATTACAGAAGTTTATAAAGAATGGGCAGATATTTAGAAGACGTGGAAAAAATGGCAAAATTGTTTTTACCATGCCCAATATAGAAATTCCTTATATTGTATATGGAAAGGGTGGTGTGGGTATTGGTCGCGGCAAGGGAAAAGATGGAGAAGTCATTGGCCAAGATGATTCCGGACAAGGGAATCAGGCTGGAGAGGGTGAAGGCGAAGGTATGGATATCACTGTGGATTTAGAAGAGGTGCTTAAATTTTTACAAGAAGAATTAGAATTACCTAATTTAAAGCCCAAGCCCAATCAAACTTATGAAGATGTAAAAATAAAATACAATCATATTTCTTTAAATGGTCCGGAGTCATTAAGGCATAATCGTCGGACTCTTAAGCAAGCTATGAAACGCCAGTGTAGCGATGGTAGCATTGACAAATTGCACAATCTACCAGGATTCACCGAATCTGTTCGTTTAATTACACCAATAAATAGCGACCGCAGATATCGTCAATATAATGAAATTAAAATTCCTGCCAGCAATGCAGTTATTTTTTTTGCTCGTGATGGTTCATATTCAATGGATCAAGAAAAATGCGATATAGTATCAGATATGGCTTGGTGGATTGATGTGTGGATTCGTCGATTTTATGAAAGAGTAGAACGTTGTTATATTTGGCATGATTCTGTAGCCATGGAAGTAGATGAAGACAAGTTTTACAAGCATCGTTATGGGGCGGCACCACATGCTCTTCAGCATTAAAATTAATTGCTAAACAATTTAAAAATAGATTTCCGCCTGTAAAATGGAATATTTATGTGTTCTATTTTACGGATGGCGAAAATTTTGGCAATGATAACGATGTATTTTGCAAAACAATAGAAGAATTTTTTAGTCCTCAGATAGTGAATCTTGTGGGTATTACACAGGTGTATTCGTGGATGACTAAAAATTCTTTAAAAGCTTCTGTAGATAATGCTCATTTGTCAGTAGTAAAAACTACCGAAATTCTAAAAGATCAAAATTTAGACAGGGATATTCAAATAAAGGAGGCTGTCATAGATTTGTTGGGAAATAGTGAAACACAACCACAATCTAAATTTCAAGGAAAGGTATAGTAATGGCAAAAAAAAGAGCAGGATTGATGGCTGGTTCATCTGTTTTGATGGGCGATAACACTATTCCCGGATTAAGAATTCCTAAAGAACTCAAAGATATTTTGCCAAAGATTTTTCAAGCCGCATCTGATTTGGGTTGTGATTATTATCCCACTGTGGTTGAGAAATTAACTTATGACGAAATAAGTGAAATTGCTGCATATGATGGATTTCCCGTAAGATATCCGCATTGGAAATGGGGTATGGAATATGAAAAGATGCAGCGTCAATATGAACATGGGATGATGAAAATATATGAGATGGTGATTAATTCCACCCCCGCTTATATTTATTGTTTAGATTCTAATACCCTGGTTGATGATATCACAGTGGTAGCTCATGCTTTAGGACATTGTGATTTCTTTAAAAATAATATTTATTTTTCTTACACTTCTCAGAGTATGATGAATAAATTAGCTAATCACAGCACAAGAATTCGTCGTTACATGTCTCGCTGGGGCAAGGAAACAGTTACAGATTTCTTAAATCATGTTTTGAGAATTGATACTTTAATTGATACTACAAAGGCTTGGGGAAGAAAAAAGATAAAAAATCCTATATTTAAGGATTCCAGAGAATATAAGTATGTGGACCGCCTTCAATCTTCTGAGGGACACGAATACATGGATAATTATTTAAATCCTTCTAAGTGGTTGGATAAACAGCGTTTAGTTATTCAGAGGGACGAGATTGCCAAACAGTTGAGTATTTTTGAAAATCCCACCAAGGATATCATGTGTTTTTTAAGAGATAATGCTCCCTTAAAACCTTGGCAGTCAGATATTTTAGCCATGTTGTATGAGGAAGCAATGTATTTTGCTCCGCAGAGAACAACTAAGGTACTTAACGAGGGCTGGGCTAGTAAAATTGATTATGAAATATTGGCTAATCATGGATTTGCATCTTTGGGTGGAGAGTCAGGCAACATTATTGAATATGCCAAACATAAAACTGGGGTATTGGGAGGAAAATATTCTTTAAATCCTTATAAGTTGGGATTTTGTTTATTTCAAGATATTGAAGAACGTTGGAATAAAGGAAGATTTGGCACCGAATACGATGAGTGTAAAGACATGGTTGTTAAGTCTAATTGGGATAAAAATTTAGGCTTAGGAAAAGATAAAATATTTGAAGTGAGAAAATATTACAATGATGTAACCGCAATCATTGAATTTTTTACGTCCGAATTCTGCGAAAAGTATGAGTTTTTCGAGTGGGAAAAATTTCCTAATGGAGAAATACGTATCAAAAGTAGAGATCATGCTCAAATTAAAAAGAAGATTCTCACTAGTAGAATTAATGGCGGGTTGCCCGAAATAGTTCTAATGGATACCAATTATAAAAATCAAGGTATTTTGTTTTTACAACATGTACATAGTCAGCGTCCTTTGCATGAGCCATACTGCAAAGAAGTTCTTAAATCATTGGTTTATTTGTGGAAACAAACAGTGATTTTAGCCACTAAAGAAAATGGACAGGAGATTTTTTACATATCTCACCCCGGTACGAACAAAGTGCTGCGTCAAGCGGAAGAACCCACATCCACGATACTGCCTCCACTTAAGTAATTAATATTAATTTAAAATAAATTGCTTATTTATCTAAGTAGTTGATATCATTGAGTTTACAATTATTAATTTTTAATAATTGTTGTTTTGGAGTCTATTTGGACTAAATAATTTGGACTCAATGAGGAGAAATTATGGCATCCACGAAGCGGTTATCAACGAAAAAGAAGCCAACTACGTCACCAGTTCGTAGAAAACCATTGGCAGCATTTCCACAACTTGTTCACGATGTACATTCTTACAATATTAATTACACCACTCGTGAGTTGTATATGCATAGTTATCACTGTGATGAAGGTGAAGAACCAGGGGTTGAATATAAAATGGCTACCACATTCATTAAAAATTTACATGTGTTAGACGTGGAAAATTTACCTATTTTAATTCATATGCATATAACTGGGGGCGAATGGAATGATGGTATGGCAATCTATTGGTCGATTAAATTAGCTAATTCACCTATAGTTATGTTATCTTACGCCCAGGCTTCTTCTATGAGTGGCATCATTTTACAAGCTGCACCCCTTAGAATTTTAATGCCAGATTGTGAATTTTTAATACATCATGGGTCGCTTGCTTTAGACAACAATTCTATGGCTGTCAAATCTGCCGTAGATGTTAATGAGAGGCTTGGCAAACGTATGTTAGCCATTTTTGCTGAAAAGGCTATAACAGGTAAGTATTTTAGCGATAGAGGATATAGTCTTAGTCAGGTGAGATCTTATATAGATAGAAAAATTAAAAGCAAATCCGATTGGTATCTGACTGCCGAGGAAGCTTTAGATTATGGATTCTGTGATGGCATCTATGGTGAAAAGGGGTTTGAATCTTTAGATCGTTGGAGATATAAGAAAAATTAAAAATAATAATCCAAAATTGATCTTGTAATAATTTTAGAATGATCTATATTAATTTATCAATACCGAAACTATTGCAAGAAGTAAGTAACTCCTAAAAGAAAGGTGAAAAAATGGAAGATGTAGAATTATTGATGACCGATGAATTTGAGATTTTTTCAATGACTGTGAAATTCGTGCGAGAGCAGAAGAAGATGGCTCAAGAAGATTTTAAGGTTATATATGATAAATTTAAGGCTGAAATGGCCGAGATGGACAAGAAGGTTGCAGAAGCTCAAGAAACATGGGAAACTTTCAAGTCGGGTCGTGTGAAAGCACAAGCAAAACCAAAGGTCAAGCCGGAAGTAAAATCAGAAAAGAAAAAGTAATGCATCATCCCGAAACTGGGTTTGAGCATCTTCATCTACATACCGAATATTCTGTTTTGGATGGATATGGTAAGGTGGATGAATATGCCGAACGACTTCCTAAAATAAATCAACGTTTTCTTTGCATATCTGATCACGGGGCCATGGGAGCGGTTCCCCGTCAGATACAGATATGCGAAGAAAACGGAATCGAACCCATTTTTGCTTGCGAATTATATATTAACCCCAATCAGCCAGAGATTAATTCTAATGGAACTATGGCTGATTATACTCGGGATATGAGCCCAGGAGAAAAGGCGGCTATACGTAAATCTTATCACCTTCTGGCTATAGCCTATAATAAGGTGGGTTATGAGAATTTAGTTCAATTGTGTTCTTGGGGTTGGACTAAGGGTTTTTATTATAAACCCAGAATAAATACTGAGCAATTAAAAAAACATAAAGAAGGTATCATCTTTTCCAGTGCTTGTTATAATGGTTTTATTGGACAAGTTTTTGAACAAAAAGGACAAGATTATGCTTTTGAGGTCGTGAAAAAATACAAGGAGGTGTTTGGTGATAATTTTTTCTTAGAATTAATGTTGTTAGATTTCAGCAAGCAACGACCATATAATGCTTTCCTTTTAAAAGCCCATGAAAAATATGGTGTTCCTTTAATTGTGACAAATGATGTACATTATTGTTTAGAAGAAGATAGTAGGATGCAAACCTACATGTTGATGTTACAAACAGGAAAAACGCTGGCAGACATAGAAAAAGTTTTAGCTAAAAACGAAATGGCCGATCTTTTTGAGTTGCAAGATAAAAACTTGTGGCTTAAGTCAGAGGAAGAATTAAATAGCAAATGGGAATCTGATTATAGCGATATTTTTGATTACGAGTTATTTAAACAGGCTAAGGCAAATACGGTGATGATTGCCGAAAAAGCCAAGGGGG